TTATCTTTTACAACGAAAGGGGAGTAAACATGCTCCGCTGTGCCAGCAACTTTTCTATTAGGAAAAGGATTTTTTTGGGGGACAATAGTCATTTTTGCATTTTTAAATTTCATTTTCTTGCCTTTCCGTAACCACGTTTAGCTAGTCTACCTGCTAGACCACCTCTTTTCATGCTCATTTGTTTTAAACCATTTACTTCGCCACCCATAGCAGCTTTTATTGGTTTAGGTTTAATTATTTCAATACCGATGGCTAATATACCGCCTTTTTTCTTTTTCTTTTTTGAAGAATCTACTGGTCCGCCACGTTTCATTTTTTTCGTAGCTCCAGCAATTCTATCTGCTTGTGTAGGATTAGGATTATTATCTATTCCTGCTTTGACGGATAGCATACCAAACTTAGATGCTGAACCACCATCTTTTTTCTTCATTGGCTTAGCTTCTTTTTCTTTTTTTGGTGGTCGTTTTATAGGTGGTTGTATTTTCATTTTAGGTCGAAACTTAATAGTCTCACCATCTTTTGTTAAAGTATAAACAGGTGGATTGGACATTCCAACCATAGGGCTAACTTCCCATCCTTGAGCTTTATATTCTGCTAAAGTAGTAGGTTTTTTCTTTTCTTTTATGTTAGCTGTTTGTTTACCTTTACCAAAAGTCATTATGAGTTCCTTTTAAGTTGTTCTTTTAACCTTTTTAATTTTTCTCTTACCGCTGGAGTTATTTTTAATCTTGGCGAGTTTTTTTGTTGTTCTTCTAATTTTTTTAAAAACTCTTCAATACCTTTTTTAGGCATTAGTCTAGGTGGAAGAGTTTTTCTAGGTCCAAGAGGATTCATTCTTTTTGGACTAGGTGGTTCAAAAGCACCAGGTGGTCTACCAAATCTACGACTACGTTTTCTTTCATTTGCTTTTTCAATTTCAGGTTGTCTATCGCTAGAAAGTCTAAAAGAATTCTTTTTGCGTTTTGGTCTTGGTTTTGTAAGTGCCATGGTTAATCTCCTATTTAATGTATAGTGGGTTTTATAAGGTTTAGCAAGTCTCTTCCATTATGATTCATAATGTTGTTATATTCTTGTTCAGTAAGATTGTTATGGTACAGCATTTTTGCTACACCCATCATTGCACCAGCTAAAAGTATTTGTTCTTCAGAAGAAGTAACGGCTGTGTCAGAAAAATTCATTAATTCGTTAAAATATTCCTGTAATTTATCTGTTGCTGTTAACATTTTTACCACTTCGTTTCTCTAAGTTAACATTTGCACGCAATTGTGCAATATCTTCTTGTGAATCTATTTTATTTTGAGATATTTGAGCAGTTTGTTGCAATCTTGCAGCGTCTAATTCTAATTTTGCACTATCAGCGCCCGCTTTTCTCTCTTGATCCATAGCTTTAATGTTAATTTCTTGTTGTTTTAAGTCAATAAGTGGATCTGACCCTTGTTCATCAAGGTATTCTTGTTCTTCTTGAATCATTTTTTCAGTCATTTCTACAATTTTCTCTGCTGTTCTTGCTTCAACAACTTCTTGCATCTGTAATTGAACTTCTTGAGGTAATTCACCACCAAATTGTTGTGTTTGTTGTTCTATTTCTTCTCTTAATTCTTCTTCAACCTCTTCTCTTGACTGTAATGAAACGTGTTCCATAATATGTGACTCTAATAAAGTTAAAGTTTGAGGGTTATTTTTTACTAAAACAGAAGTCATTAACGCTTGGTGTGCATCAATGTGAGCCATATGGTTTTGACCTCTAAATGCTTGAAGTTTTTGACCTATAATTGCTTGTGAATTTTCCATTCCAGGGTCAATTGGTTGCGGTCGTTTAGGAGGTGGTAAAATACTTACAATATCTTTTACACCCAATGCCTCATACATTCTTCTGTATGCTTCATACATGTTATGAGCTTGAGGATTTGCTTGTGCTAATTGTAATTGTGTTTGTGCCAACGTAACACGTTGAGCCATAGAAAATATATTTGGATCAGAAACAGGTAAGACATCAATACGATCATCAAAATCTTGTTGCTTAACCATCTCCATACCTTGTTGCCCTGCTGGTTTGTAAGGATAACCAGGAGCTAAAGATTCTTTAAATAACTTTGCTAATATTTGAAATTCAACTTTTTGCGCATAATGTAATCTTTTGTGAATTGCACTCATGACTTTTGTGCCACGTTCCATTAATGCCATCGTTGTTCCAACAGGTGCTCCTGCTCCAGCAGCATCACCAATTTTTTGATCAGCTACAGTTGCAAATCTTGTTCCTGCTTCAACAACAAAACCTAATAATTGAAATAATGTTTGGCTTGGTTCTTTGTAAGGTAAAGGCATAAGGCCTGCACGAAGATCACCAGATGGTGCATCAACGTCTCTAAACTCACCAGGTTGTAATGGTGAATCATCATCGGCAATTCTTAAACCTCTTGCTTTAAATCCTGCTGGTAAATTTGCTAATGTTCCTGCATCAATTAATTGTCTAAGAGCTGAAGTTGCTGTTCTTGATAAACCACCAAGCATGTGTATGAGACCAAAACCATAGAACCCTAATCCTGGTAAAAATTTATAATGAACAAAATATTTATTTTTCTTTTTAATTGGATCGTCTTCTTTATAGTTTCTATATATAGCAAGAACTTCAGATGTACCTTCATCTATTGTAATTATGTATGGAACTTTAATACCATCATCTTCATCTACACCTGCAATATTTAAATCGGCGTGTATTTCTAAAAGAGTGTATTCATCTTCTTGACCAACTTTTTGAACGCCTTCTATATCTCTTTCTTTTTCCAATATACGATCTTCTTTGTTTGTATATTCAAGATCTATATCTCTGTAAAAACCAGCAACTTGTTGTTTTCTAACTTCATTATCACTCATTTTTACAACATGTGTAATTCTTTCACATGATGTTAAATCAGTAGCAGAATAAGGAACAACCAAATCATCTGCTGATATAAATTTAGATACAGCTCTTTGTAGTCCTGCATCGTAGTAAACTTTTTTAAATGCTGAACCTGCAAGAGGTAAGTGAAATAACATTTGATCTAATTCAGGATCATACTCTTCCATAACGTGAGTAATCTGATAGTTCATAAATTCTTTTATACGTTCTGCTTGTTCTTCTTTTGCTGGATCTGGTTTACCAATAATTTGTGTGTTTACTGGTCCACCTGCAGGTAATAATTCTTTGTAACCTTGTGCTTGAAATTGTGTAACACTCTCTGCTAATAGTGGATGTGTAACACCACTTGCACCTTGAAATGGTTCTGACCTTTCATTGTATTGAAATCCAAGTAAGTCTAGTCCTTTTCTGTAAGAGTTTTCCCATTTATCTCTTGAGGACCTATCTTGTTGATACTTATCAAGAAGTTCTGAAGATATAATACCTAACTCTTGTTCATCTATAAATTCAGCTAAGTTTGAATCAAATGATTCTTCTATTGGTTCTGATACATCACCGATGATAGCAGAACCATCTTCCATCATGGAAACGCCTGATCCTATTTCATCTTCTGCAATGTTAAGTACTAAAGCTTCTTGACGTGGATCGTCATCAGCCATGTTGGGTAAAATTCTTTTATCAATCGCCATAAGGTCTAACTATCTCCTCTTGTACATAACCGCCTTTGGCCATGTATGCTTTAAATGCTTCCGCCATTTCAGGCGTTAATTCTATACCGAAACTATCAGCGGCGTCAAATTGGTTAGCGCGCTCTACTATAACCTTTATATCAGAATTATCAATAATATCATTGGCGATAGCATCTGCTTGTCTACCTGTATCTCCCGTTCCAAGTATTTCTCCTGTTTCTCTGTTAACAACGTTAAACACTTCTTTTTGTTCATCACCTATTCTAACTGGTAATACTTCAAGATTTACATTATTTTCGTTTGCAATACGTTTTAATATCTTCTCTATTTCACTCGTATAATGTTTTGCTTTTCCAAAATTTGGATTTGTCAAAGCAGTTCCTGTCTCATCTATAACATTTGATACAACATCATCACCAGGTCCACCATAGAACTCATACATACTAATACCTTTTAAATTTGAAGGAGGTAAATCTCCCTTCATGCCGCCACTAACCCATTCCTGTATTCTTCTCTCTTTATCAGCCACTCTATCTGCTTGTGACGTAGCGCTTGATCCATTAAATCCGTCCATACTACTATATCTTTTAGTAACCAAATTAGCTGGTGTTACCGCATAATAGTCTGTAGCATTCGGATCTTTTAGAACAAACTTACGATATGCTGCTTCGTAAACATCTCGTTTAACACTAGCATCTGCCCACTGCCCACGTAATTTAAATGGTAGGTTTGGATACAATTGTTTGACTAGCTGTAAGTTTAATTCTTCTGTCATGTTGTCAATAATATCGTTTTGTTGATAGCGAACTTTTTGTGCCGCTTCTAACATATCGTCTGTAATCTCAGGTACAGGTGTGTTCTTCAATGCTGTTAGTTGATCCTGTAAACCCATCAACGCTTGTAATTCTTTTTGTAATTGTGCACTACCTGGTAAGCTTTCTCTGTACACTGTTCCTTTGTCCGCGAAGAATGTCATCATGTCTTTTTCTAATTCATTATTAATCGTGTTCAACGGCGTATTGTTTTGTGCCATGTATTTTATTTTTGCTGATAGTCTACCTGCTAATCCCTGTGCCGCTTGAAAAATATCTGATTGTATCTCATCAGCAAACGTTGCTGTCTTGCCTGTAAACTTGCCACCTAGTTCACGGTCCGAGAGCCGCGACCAAGCAATCGTATATGGTTCTTGCCAATCATGTGGAGATACACCAGGAGGCAATTTTCCTGGATCACCGCGCAAGTCATTCGGATCAATAAATAATAATCGTTCTCTATCGCTTCCTGGTATTTGCCCATATTCTTTATATCCTGTATATTTTAAACGTCTTTTTTCTCCATCTAAAACATCTGATAAAAATCCATATCCCTTTGATTGTACAAATCGTATTGGTGATTCTTTAAGTGCACCTAAAACCATTTCTCTTGAAAGAGGTTGACCCGCTTTTGTTGCTGTCTCAATTATTCTCTCTAACTCTGAATCAATAATTTCTATCTTAGGTATGTTACGTGATTGATAATACTTTTTAAAAGCATCTATATCTTTATATTCTTTTGGTCCTTGCATTAATTCTGCTTCTAGTTTTGAATAAAATAATTGTCCTGGTTGTGATTTTGTTATTGGTGTTAAACCCTCGTCTATTTCATCTAATCTTGTTAGATAAGCATCTTCAAGTTCATCTCCTGTTTTAGGTAAAATCTTTTCAATCCCCATTTGAATTCTTTCTTTACCTTGTCTAACCCAATTAGGTACTTCACCAAAAATATATTTAAGACCTTCTTTTCTGCTTGCTACTTCAACAGCTTGATCATCTTGAAATCCGCCGTCTGTTTCAAAAGCATCTTCAGCCTGTCTGGTAATATCAAATATATTATCTAAGTCTTGAACTGATTCGTAAGCAGGTTCTAATAAATAATCGCCCACGTCAATCTCTTCTTCTAAACCTGATGGTGTTGGATTACTAAACTGTCCTGGCTCACCGCCCATGGCTAGTTTAGTTTCAGCGTACTCTCCTGTAAACTCTGGTGGTAATTCTCCCATTAAGCCGCCGTCTGCTTTGTTATCAAAAATTAATTGATTACCTTCAACGTTTCGTTGTTCTATTTTGTCTGCAGCATTTTGTAAATCTTCTGCACTTTCAGCGTTATCAACAATAGATCTAATGTCATCAGTTTGACCAAAGGCTTCTTGAAGTAACGGAGATATTAAAGGATCTTTAACTTCATATAAGGCTAAAGGAACTGTTACGTTTTTAACGAGATCACCTACAACTTGTAAAAAAGGTTTTAGTTTAAAATCTGGTAATCTTGCTATGGATTTCATTTTTAATGGATTAACAGCTAAAAAAAGTTCCGCTCCTGTTAAACCAATAGTTCCCGCAGCCATTAAAACTTTTTTAATATCATTGTCTGCATAAAACTTTTCTCCTGTAAAAGGATTATAAACATGATCTGTGTCTTCAAACATGTCAGCATATCCTTGCTGTAAAGGCATTGTCCAAAAATCAGCAAACTTTCCAGCTAATACTACAGGATTAGAATACGTTCCTATTGTGCCTACTTTTGCATTTCTTAACTCTTCTGCTCCCTGAATATCTCCAGCGGTTTCAGCTTCTTGTGCTCTTAATTCTAATTTATGATTATTTTTTTCATCCATGTTTAGAAAAAAATCTGCTGCTTCTCCTGGTAGTTCTAATACTTCTCCAATCAAACGAGGCATTAATTTGTAAGAATCGTCCATTGATTGTATGTTGTACTCTTCTCCTTTAGCATCTCTAAAATCTTCAATAGGTTGAACAACATTGTCATCGAAAGCAGAGAAACCAGGAAAATAATCTCTAAGGCCTGAATATATTTTTTCTCCAACCTTATCTCGAGTATCCTCTATTTTTTGGTTCACATCAGATAAATAATCTAACATTCCTGTTTCTTCATCAACTATGGGTTCAGGACCTCCTACTGGTCCTCCTTCAGCAAAACCAGGTCCTTGAGCTCCTTCTTGAATTCTTGTGTTCATGTCTCCAGTATAGAGTCTATCTTCAGGTTGTGCCATGTAAAAATCAACTTGGTCATCATACATTTTTACAACGTCCTCTGGTGATCTAGCTTTACCTACTCTACCATATCCTACGTCTGTAACTATACCTTCAAACTCTAATTGTTTACCAAGATCATCTATTTGATTTGTAATGTCGGCTGACATACCAGGAGTAGAAACACCCGATTGTAATTTACCTTGTAGCTCTCTTAAAGCTTTATCATAAAAATCATATTGTCTTTTATTAATTTCTAGTGGTGCTAAAAATAAATTATCAATTTCTAATGCTAAACTATAATCATCCGCAACATCGGTGACGTGTGCTAGACTTACATTATCAATAACTTTATTAGTTAATCCTTTATCTCTAGCTTGTTGTACTCTTTTAGCTATTCGTTCTTTTTGATTTAATATATCAAAAATTCTAGGCATCTTTTGAGGATCAGTATTTTTTAAAACTTGTGCTGCTTTGTTCGCTGCTTCAACAGGATCAGTGCCTCCTATAATTTGTTTGTTAATCATTCTGTTAATTTGATTATTAAGATTTGTAGCAACGTTTGTTGTATTTATATTTGTGGGAGCAAACTCTAAAACTTGTTTTTTAAAATTATCTATATCACTATATGTTAGACTATCTTTTGGGATAACACTTCCATCATTCCATCTAATATCTCCTGGTGTATAATCTGCAACATAAGATGAAGAACGAGGTTTTTTAAGAGAGGCTTCCGTACCAGGATTAAGATTTCCTATTTGATCAGGGTATTCAATTTTTGCATCTTCAAATAATTTTTTTACTTCTTTAAGATCTCCTGCTGTATCAAAAGTTCCTGTTCCTCTGTTTACTCCTATTTGATTAAAATAATTTTTTAGTAAAGGGCTGTTGTCATTTACATATTTAAAATAAGTTTCTCTAGAAAAGTTTCTTCCTATAGGCTCTCTGTTAAATTTTTTAATAAAATCATCTCTATAAGTTTTTGTTACTTTTGCTAAATCAGAACGAATGTAATCATGAACAAATCCAGGAAGCTGTGAACCTTGAGAATACCCTCTTGTACTAATACCATTACTTTTTAAAACTTTTAAAGCATCTGCTGTGCTCATAACATCTTGTGGCTGAATTAATTTTAGTTCAAGCATACTATTAACAACACTATTTAATTGCGCTGATCTGCCTTTATCTGTTCCTAAAGTGTTATAAATAGTATCAAATTTATCATAGGCTTCTTTACTAGAAGTTCTATTTTTATATATATCTTTAAAGTCTTCTAAAAAATCACGATGTCCTGTAACATTTTTAAGAGCTTTTCCTCTTACAAGTTTACTTTTTAATATTTGTGCTTGATCTAAAGCATTTGCAAAAACAGGATCTTCATCAATATAGTTTCTTAATTGTTGTTCTCTACGTTGCATTGATTCATTTAATAAATTTTTCTTTGCTAATATTTGTTCTTTATTTTTAATATTTTGTGTTCTACTGCGTGCTCCTTGAAGAGTTTCAAATCTTTTCTGTCTATTTAAAATAGCATTTTTAACTACTGTATCTGCGTTAGTACGACCACCTAATTTTGCTATAAGATCTGATCCAGTTTCAACTAAATCAGCTATGCCCTCTTTACCTTTTTTAATACCTTCTAAAATTATATCTGCTCTACTCATTAATAATAACCTCTGCCACCACCTACAATTAATTTAGGTTCATCTTTATAATCTGATTCCAATTGTATAAAGTTTCCTTGTCTGAAACGCAACAACGCTTGTGTCGTTGAATCGACTAAATCGTCATGCTCACCATAAGGGAAAGCGGCACATTCTTCAATAACTTCTTCAGCCCAACGTTCGTCAGGAGCCCATACTTGTCCCGCTTCAAAAATGGGAGCTACGGAGTTGACACGTACATGCTTATCGTTGCCCTTACTGGGCGTATAAGTTA